AAAGAAGAATGGAATCGCGATTTCTACGGTCCTCTATTTCGGAAAACCTGGGCACATTTGCAGTCCAATGGGCATTATTGTATAAATGTACCGGAGGAAATCTATGAAAATGCCTGTGTACCCATTTTAGGCAAGTCTAATCAGAAGATTTTATTGAAAAAGGGAAAGCGGAACCCAAAGCAAGCGTCTGAATATAGTGAATACATTTACGTTTGGAAGAAAAAGTAGATATTGGAGAGAAAGAAACTTATATCTTATTGTATTGTATAAGTTATTGTATTGTAAACCCAGTTATTATTATTTAATCGTCTCTCCATTATGGTAAAATCGAAAATTGCTAAAGACTTGAATTATACAGAAACAGATGCTTTGTCTGATTTGGATAAAGGCCATGAGGCTACCATGTATGTAATCCCTATATTGGATGAAAAATATACCATTGCATTAGGCAAGATTCATACCGAAAATGTGGAAAAGCACAATGTCGTGTATTTTCCTATTTATCTTATTCACAATCCAGATAAAACCGATGGGTTGGGACCGCGTATTGGTGTATTTGAAATTGAAAGTATTTCAGTCGGTACCATAAACGATAAAGACGGTGATGTTAGACTCAATAAATTAGATGGACCTTTGTTGTTTTCTTATGTCAACCAAGAATATTTAGAAAAAGGACACCATGGAGAGAACCTTTCTCTCCAATCCTTGTCAACTCCTGTATATGAGGATGATGTTCAAGATGATGACCAAGAACAAGATAATACTGTAGAAGGTGATGGTGATATGTCTATAGTATATGATATGGACAAAAAGGCAAAGATTGATGACGACCAACAAGAAGAAGAAGAAGACGACGACGACGACGATAAGGAATTGTACAGTACAGAAATGGACGATGATGCCAAACTAGATGCAGTGAAAAAGTCGACGTCCGTAGCATCGGCCGTAGAATCAGTAGTCACTTCGGAACCGGAGACACTTTATACAAAAGAAACTGTTTTCACCAAAGAAAACCCATTGCCTACTGTAGAACCATTATCTACTGAAGACCAAGAAACAGCCGAAACGATCTGCAAAGGGTACAAGAAAAACAAAAAGAAAAGCACTGTATGGCTCAATAATACAATGAAAAATCCATTTTACAAAATCATACCAATAGAAGGCGATGGCAGTTGTTATTTTTCTACAGTATGCAAAGCCTATGAATCCATTGGGTTCAAAACCACACCGGAGATTCTACGCAAGTTTTTGTCTCAACACATTACCCAAGATCATTATCTACAATACAAAAGCACGTACGATGCTATTACCAATGTACAAGGGGGATTAGATGCAAATCAAGATGAATTGAAAGACAAGAGCAAACGACTACAAAAGGAAAATGAAAAGGCAAATACTGTAGAACTACAACAAGAAATCATTGGCGAAGCCAAGAAAGTCCGCAATGAATACAATAGCAATCGTATTCAAGCCGAACAAAATAATGATTCACTGGACGAATATGCCTTTTTAGCCAATATTCATAACGTAGAAGACTTGCGGAATTATATTTGTACACCGGATTATTGGATCGATGAGATTACTTTGTGTATTATTGAAGAGATTTTGAATTTTCGCAGTGTTATTGTACAGAATAAAAGCCGAAAAGACATGATAGCATGCCAACCAGTAATCAATTTAATCAAACCCGACCATTATATTATTATGGAATACGAAAGTGGCAACCATTATAATCTGGTTTCTTACCGTGATCGTACATTGTTTTCCTTTGAAGAACTTCCGTATAGTTTGAAGAAAACCGTGGTCGATGTATGTATTCCTAAAGTAGAATCCCATCGGGTGACATCCGATTCCATATACAAATTGGACGATTTCCGCAACTTTTATTTTACCTTGTACAAGAAGACACAAGAAGAACAAGTCCAACAATTACAATCCGTTGAAAATGACAAACCACCGTCTGACCATAGTGCCGATTTGTATGATGAATCGATAGTGATATCTTTCCACAGTAAAGCCGATAAGAGTAATCCTGTAGGAAAAGCGCAATATGATAAAATCGAGAAAAATCGTATGAGTGAATTTGCCGAATTGAATCAGCAGAAAAACAAGCAATATTTACATCCATTGTGTAGACAACGGATGGATGATTCATGGGTAGAATGCAGTGACAAACAATTACCTAAAGACTGCAATGGTGATACACTGACCGCCCCATTTGAAATCGAAAAAACCGGTAAAAAATGGGCATCTATAAGCCATTATTTATTGGCTCTACAGTACGAAAATACTGATTTATATGAAAAACTATCATTAGATTCGGGTTCAGTATTTAGTAAAAGTTACGAGGCAGTAAAAAAGGCAATGAAAACCGATAAATCATTTAAAGTAGAAAAGAAAACAGTAGACAATTACGAGGCATTCCGAAAAGAAGCATTAATGGCGAAATTCTCTCAACATCCCGATTTGAAAAACATTTTAGCGAAAACCAAAATGGCTAAACTTGTACGAATTAACGGTATAGGAAATAAACAAATATTGGAACCCGATATTAGTTTAATGGAAGTGCGAAAGGAGTTGTTGAATCTATAATGCCATTTGTCCATATTATTAGTAGACATTCCATGAATTGAATGCTAAACATTCTGTATAAAAAATATCCGAGACATTGAACTCTGTTATTTCTACTTTTTTCTCATTTGCGGTGGTAGTGGTATTAGTAGTGGTATTGGGAGTGGTAGTGGTAGTAGTTGAATTGAGTCGTGTCGGTATAGATGAATCAATTGAATTATCCCATATTTCTGGACCGAGTTCTAAAAAACGACGTAGCCAATCTTGTACATCATCTTCATCACCATAATTTTCATCAGTTACATCTTCACGAATGTTGCGCAAAATCGATCGAGCCACAATAGGTGATATTGGTGCAAATGGCTGTTGTGTAGGCGAATATGCTGGTAAAGTAGACACCGGTGATTCTGACAATGAACACTCTGCTGTACTAGAATTGTGTATTGTATCGGGTACTGACGATATTGGTATAGGTACAGGGGAAGGTGTTCGTGGAGTACATGGAGTAGCAATGGGTTCTTGTACAAGACTAATCCGGTTGTTGTCATCCATTGTAAATGCCGATTGAGGAAGTTCTCCGTATTTCTGTATAGTCGCCTTTCTAGTACCATACAAGGGGTATTTCATATAAGCATCTTTTAGTTTAGCATACAATATATTTTCATATTGGTCCATAATGCCATATTCCAAGGCTTCGTAATGGAACAAATAGTATAAATACAAATAAGGGCGAAATGTTTGTAGGAGTATCGAGGCAGGGAAACGATTGTCGATTTTCCACGGACAACCCGATTCATATTCACGCAACAATCCAACAACATCATTCTGTAGTCTACGGTTATGTACACTGGCATAGCGGACATGGTTTAAAATACACATTCGCTTTAAAAGGAGTTCGTGTTTATGAGTATATTGGGGTAAATCGAATTGTTCCAAAAACCAGAGTTCATAGAAAATAGGAATCATGCCTTGTACATTGTACTTTAAATGAAAATAAAAATTGTACAAATCACAATTTGATAAAAAGACCTTATTGTACGGATTTTTGGGATAATGTGAGGTCACTGTATAAGTATCCTCGAATTCTTGGGACAATGCATTGCGAATTACTCGTAGTAACTCTTGAATATGGAAATAGAATCGTTTACCATGTTGGTACAAGACAAATACATTGCGTTTTTTTGGATCCAATTCATTAAAAGCCAAATCAGTATTGACTACTACAGTCGACTTTTTCCATTTGCGGTAAAACACGCGACGGTTTAACCAGTGATATATTTTTTGAATACAGCAAAATATAGATAGAATTTCGTTTCTATGGGTTTCTGTTATATAAGTATTATCCATATAGTATTTCAATAAATCGAATTTACGCCGCAATGCGGTTTTAGTAGTAACACCAATTGGAACTATCATAGGATACATGGCTATTTTCTGATAATAAGATTGTAGTAAGTGCGCTCCGAAACTGTATTGATGGTTTTTATTTCTATAGTTTTTTTGCCCCATATACAAATGATTCAGGACTTGTTGTTTGACAGTACTAGAACCTATATTTATATAATCATTCACTTTAGACATATTGGTCGGATTCATATAATAGAACCATAAGACATAAAATGCATTAATTCTCTCTTTACGGGGTGGTCGAAAAACTTTTAATTTGACCCGTCTTTTAGGGTCGTCATTACTATATAAAGAATCGTCTGTTTCATCAGACTCGTGCTCTGGTAACGGCACATACTGTCTGTTAATATATTCAATTACCCGTATATCGGGATCAATCGATGTGCTATTATTATTATTGCTATTATTATTGTTGCTATTATTATTATTGCTATTATTATTATTGCTATTTTCTTCTACAGTATTCATTGCTTGGTATTCTTAGTAAGTACGAAATATCTTTTTATATTACTTTTTATTTGTTAGTTTTTTGATGATTCGTTTTATTTAGCCATTTTTTTTCCACTGTACAAACATATACTATTTATAGAAATTATGGGACAATCACAATCACGACCAAAATCAAAACCAGAACCAGAACCAGACCAACCTGACACCAAACCAAAGGTTGATACTAAACAACAAGATAAAATTGTATGTGTGAGTGGATATTTCGATCCTATTCACATTGGGCACATTGAGTATTTCAAAAAGTCCAAGGAAATCGGCACAAAACTCATGGTCATTGTCAATAATGACGACCAGGCTTCTTTGAAAAAAGGCCGAGCATTTATGCCCTGTAAAGAAAGGATACAATTGATTGAAGAACTCAAGTGCGTGGATATTGTAGTAGAATCTATTGATACAGACCGCACAGTTTGTAAGACATTGTCTACAGTAGAACCAAAACCGGCTTTCTTTTGCAATGGAGGTGACCAAAATAACAATACCATTCCCGAAGGACCGGTTTGTCAGACTCGTAACATTGAACTACGTGATGGTTTTGGAGACAAAATTCAATCGAGTTCTTGGTTAATCGGCAATAGTCAACCGTCTGTACAAGAAGAGGTTGTAGAAGAAGAGGTTGTAGAAGAAGAGGTTGTACAAGAAGAGGTTGTAGAAGAAGAGGTTGTAGAAGAAGAGGTTGTAGAAGATGAGGTTGTACAAGAAGAGGTTGTAGAAGAAGAGGTTGTACAAGAAGAGGAACCGGTAGAAGAACAAAAAGAATAATAAAATATTTTCCAAAAAAAAGGATTCAAATATAACTTTATATGCAGTATAATTTACTTCTACTGTACATAGATAAAGATTGATTAATAATGTTTTCCATGGATGAAGACAACCAAACACAAATGACCGAACCGACCACCATAGCAGCAGAAACTTCTATTTCCAATGCAAACCACCGCTTAGTACAATCATCTGTACAGGATATCATTAAACTATACGAACAATACGAAAACGATTTTTATATGACATCGAAACTCCATCATTATTTACGTGATCATTTACCGGCCATTATGAAAACCGCAGAACAAACACGCCTGAAAAACAAACAGCGCAATATGGAACACCAAGGTGTACAAGAACGTTTCATGATGGATTTTCTGAACCACCACCGGTATTATTACCATAGTGTCAATGAACGCTTTTTCCGCTACCAAGATGGGCATTTCAGTGGAACCACCGAAGACGATATTTTACACCATATTGTCTCTACAATTAGCCTTCAACATAATGAATTGCTCATGAATCGCAAACACCAGACCAAAGTCATGTTGTTAAAACGCATCAAAGACCAGAGTATTTTGAAAGCCATTCCGGAATCGGAAACCATACAACGAGTCATCCATTACTTGTGTCCCATGTTGTGTTCCACCAAAGCCGAGACGAAATATTTCCTCACCATTTTGGGAGACAACCTTTTGCGAAAGCCTGTACAAAATACAACGCATTATATTTCTTCTATGGTGAAAACATTCTTGGCTTCTCTCAATCAGATATCCATAGAACAATTTCATATTCAATGCACCAATAGTTTCCGGTACAAACATCATGATAAACACGATACCGATGGATTCCGTTTGGTGAAGATTCAACCTCATTGGGTTTGCGATAGTTGGAGAGAAACTCGGGACCATATTCAACAATATGGTCTCGATGTATTGTGTGTGGCGTGTCATTACAGTAGAAAATATGGTTCTGCAGATGATTATGTATTGGATTACAGCAACGACAATGATTTGCGCGAACATGTGTTTTATTTGAAACAAAAGACGCCATTGGAATTGGTTCAAGAATTTGCCAACCAGTTCTTGTATGACCGTAGAAATACGGAAGAGGGGCAAAAGATTCCTTTAGGCATTTCGGCCTCGCCCCAAGAAGAGACCTTTTTGCATCAGCATCTACAGTCTTCTTCTTCCCAAGATGAACAAGGGAAATTGCCGTGGGCACATATACAGTATTTATGGAAGACGTTTTTGGAATCGCACCAGTATCCCAGTGGTATGTATTGTTCTTACAATAAACAGATCTTGATGACTGATATTTTCCCCGATCATTATGATTCTTCTACGGATTCTTTTGTGGATATTGGCAGTTCACAATGGCCCTTGATCCAAAAGTTTCTCTCCTTTTGGAATGAAACGATTACTGTAGAAACGGATTGTACTATGGAATTGGAACTGGAAGCCGATGAAATCGCGCAATTGTACCGTAGATGGTTATATCGATACAAAGTAGAGAAAAAGCCTAAATATTCGCACTTATTGAAAGATACGCAAATAATGGATATATTGGCGTACTTTTATCCGGATTTGATCATGGTGGACAACAAATATATCATGAATGTACGGTGCTCTATGTGGGATAAAGAAATGGATATGGAAACGGCCATTCAACATTGGCGTATGGAAGAAGAAGACGAAATGGATTCTGTACATAAGGCATACCAATTTTATGCGAAATTTTATTACGAAAAGGCAACGCAAGAAGAAGGACATCGCCGACCATTGTTGGTCAGCAAGAAGTACTTTGAACGCTTCTTTGGGGAAACCTAAAGGTTTCCCCACACCCCTTCCGTTCCACTCCATGCTATAGGAAAAGGACATCCCCCTATAATTCATAATGTGTGAAATTTACAGTAGAAAAGATGATATTTTGTACTGTAACCGTACTGTAACCTTACATGGTGTTACAATTCTTATTGGTACAAATAGCAAAACGTGGAACGGAAGGGGTATGGAGAAACCTTTAGGTTGCCCCAAGTGGAACGGAAGGGGTGTGGGGAAACCTTTAGGTTGCCCCAAGTGGAACGGAAGGGGTGTGGGGAAACCTTTAGGTTGCCCCAAGTGGAACGGAAGGGGAGTGGGGAAACCTTTAGGTTGCCCCCCCCTCAGCCACACATATACACACACCCGACAAAGCATGCTATGTATACTTCTTCATTAGCCGCCTTTTTGCTTTCATATGTGGTTTGATCTTCTAGAATAGTACCATCGGCCTGGACATATCGGGTCATTAGTGGATAATCGTAAATCACATTTCCACTTTCGTCTACAAGATCTTTATATTGGACATGGCCCTTTTCATCATACGTAAGGATTTTGTTGTCTGAAGCGTCTATTGTATAAACCAATTCGCTTTGTTTTACTTTCGTTAGAGAGAAGTCACAATCACATGTTATTTTTCCTACAGTATAATTGTGATTTAAATCGTCGTCTTGTACCATTCCGTATCCAGGTACTGTAGAAGAAGTAATGAAATCGCCATTTTCCAATGGACCATTTTTATTGCATATCCAGATTCCTCCTTCGCCAATAGAATTGATTTCGTACCGGTTTTCGTTTTGATATATGGATTCATAATTAAAACCGAATCTCAAATGCGGATTTGATTTTTTGTCGTATTCTATGGAAATCACTCCAAAAACCTTTTTGCTTTTATCTTGTTTTGATAGAGTTACAATGGGAACCGAATCGTCTATACTTGGTTTCACTATTTGATTGGGTTGACCGGAAGCGAAATTCATATATCGAGATGTAGATTCTACAATTAACCCAAGTAGATTTTCGTTGCTCGTTATTTTATCCAATTCTACAGTACATATGTGTTTTCCGGTAAAAGACCAGCCTGCTTCAGTTGATTGTCTAAAACCATATGGGGTAGAACCACTGTAATGCCATCCTACCTCCCAATATTTTTGATTATGGCCACTAATATAATTAGAATTGGTATATGTATTAAAAGCAAGCCGAAAATGGGCTGCATCAATAGTGTGTAGAAATTGACACTTTTGTTGATAATATCTGGTGTCTGTGTAATAATAATTAGTACCACCGATAGTTAGAAAGTTACTTGGTGAATACCTCATTCGCCCTGCATTTACTTCAAAACCATTGTTCAGAAATGTAGAAGTCATTTTCAACTAAATAATTCTATATACACTACTATAGAATTAGTTTTATTTAGTTTTAACCATTATTTATTAACGTTTAACGGGACCGAAATGTCCTTTTTTCGCCGTGTATTTTTTGAACAAACGAGATTTCGTTTTGCGTTCTTTCTTTCC